CAGAAGCAGCGTCTACAAGAAGTGACCATTTAGCTACGTCAGCATTACTTGATATAGGTTGTGCGCCTGTAGATGTATGTGCAGTTAAGCAGATATAGATGTTATTGTTAGATGTATCTTTAATAATGTCATAAACAATATATGCTGTAGATGCAGCCCAATTACCTCTATATGTTCCTACTGCATTATTAACTGTTGGATTGCCACTAGCATCAAAAGATAAGAACTTATTAGCTCTAACAGTATTGAATGGTAACGTCATGTTAATAGACGTTGGATCTGTTACAGGCGCTTTAAGTCCACGCTCTGCTGTTTCAGCAATTTGTTGAATAAAGATTGTTTCTGAATCTAATTCTGTATTAAGTGTGTTAGCAAAGAAGTCACCACCAGTTACGAAATCTGTTGATCTTTGAATAGATCTTGCACCTACAATAGTAATACGATCAGTGCCTGTAGCAGCTGATACTAATGTGACTGATCCTTGACCAGTAGTTCCGCTAATAGTTACAGTGTAGTCTGTCGTTAAAGTAAGAAGTGTAGTATTTTTATATACTGCGATATCTGTATTTATTAATACAGGGAATGTAAAGGCATAAGGGCCTACACCAGCAGATCCTGTGTATACTACTCGTCTTGCTACGTTCGTTATTGCATAATCAGCCATGATTTTTCCTTTGCCTTATTTTAACTATATTCTTGTTTTTGTCTATACCATTTTTGCTATTGTGTCAATAAAGTTTCACTAGATATCTCTGGCGCACGATCTGGTGATTCTTGTCCAGGCCTCCACCAATAATGCTGACCAGTTTCTTTAAGGTATTTAGTCTGCATACTATTAAGTCTTTGTTGATATTTAGGATCAATAAACAAATGTAATCTTTCAAACATCTGACGTTGCCATAACAATTTCATATACCATAATGTTTTTCCTGGCATATATGTTTCTAACATTCTTAAAGTTTCACCAGCAAAGTTAGTATCTTTGCCTTGTATCAGTTGTTGCACATTTCCATAAGTAAGATTCTTAATTGAGTTAGCCATGTTAATTACTGGGCCAGCAATAGTATCTTCTAGTCCACCACCATAACGATTAACATTACTAAATAAGAAATCACCCCAGATACCCATGCCGCCACCAAGTAAGAATGATGCGCCCCAAAACTCTTTGGTATCCATTGGTCTTGGATCACGTCCATTAGCTATCTCTTTAAGTTGCATTGATAATGCAGCCATAGCAGTTGTAGCAATAGCCAAGTCAGCTAATGATCCAGCTTTCTTAGCTAGTGTTGCTTCTGACATTGACTTCCATAAATGTGTGTATGCTACTTGAACAGAGAAGTTTTTAAACATAGAAAAACTTCTTACAATCTCACCAGGAAGTGTTCCAGCTTTAGTTCCTCCAGTAAGTGTAGCCTTAGCCCTTAAACCAACTGTAGGCACTGCATAGTCTACTTCTGTATTTACCATATCTAAGAATCGTAATGCTAACTCTTGTGCTTGGTCTTTAGGCATATGAGTAGCTAAACGTATTTCTTCTGGCCTTAAGAATGTAGCGCCCTTATAGTTATATAATTCTGATTGGCGTATAAGATCCCATGATGCATTGTCAAATCCATATCTAGTTAATGCTTTTTGCATTCTAGGATCAAGAGTATCAAATGACTTGCTTACTAAATCACCAAGATTACCCATAAGCTCCATACCAAATGCATGACGTCCAGCTTGTGTCCATGCAGTAAGGCCAGATGCTCTCATTACTACATCAGAAAATCTTTGTGTAATTTGTTGGCCTGTCATCTCACCAGCAAACCTTGCTTGTGTCTGTGCTAATCCAATCCATGACTCAGCAATAAGTCCAGATCTTAATGCAATTTTTCCACGTTCTTCTACATTCAATGGATTAAGGTTTTTAAATACACGTTTAAATAATGGTCCAAATGCTATGCCTAATTGAGTAGCAGTATGCTTTTGGAAACCTAAGTCTGTTAAAGATGTAATAGCTGTGCTTCCAAGGAATGCAGAATTAACTATGTTACGTGTTCCTTGTAGAGTTCTTGGAACCCAATGATCTGCTGATGCATAAGATGATCCGTTGTATAAATCAAACAACTCATCCATGTTATTAAGATTTTCTTCTGCACGCGTTACAATGCTTTGATCTTGTAATTTAAGCTTTAATTCTTGAGCATCTTTCATTACACTTTGTCTAATAAAATTCATAGTGGCATGTGGATTTGGTCCAAGCACTTGCATCATAGCTATGTCATGTGACATTCTGTGTAGGTATTGATTCATAGATGCAAAAGTATCTGGGTTTCCAAATGACTCTTGATACTTCATCCAATCATCAGCATTCTTAAATAATAAGAATCTATGATCCATATAGCGTTTAGCTAATGATCTATGGCCTGTATATAAAGCACCAGTTGGCTTCATCTTGTTATAGCCATCTTCACCAATCGTCTTAAATACTTCGTTAAGTGCTAGATCTAATTCTTGTGGAGTAAATGATTTTCCTGTGCGCTCATTAATCATCTTTGAATGATCTAACAATGGCGTTACAAATTTAACCCATGCTTCTTGGCCAGCTTTCATTACAGCTACCATGTTATGAGATTGTGGTAATCTCCATGTATCTAATTTAGGAATAGCACCACCAGCTTCGTTATACATTTGACGAGCCATCTCTCCTACCTTAGACCATGACTCTGCCATTTCTTTAGCAGCACTATTGCCTGTATTAGTTCCCCATAGTTCACGCACAACATCATGCAATGTATTTACATTGGAATGCCAGCCTAATCCTCTTGCTCTGAACGTAGCTAATACATCTGATATTTGAGATTGGAATTGACCAAAGATAGATGCTTGTCTAGCTTCTACATTGCTATATGTTGAGAATGGATCACCTTTAGCTATAAGTGCTTTAGCACCAGCGCCTGGATCTTTACCGCCACGATAACCTTCTTGGCCAAATAGCTTTTTAGATATGTCTTGTTGAGTTGATTTTTGTAATAGCAATACACGTTTCTTGTGTAATCTATCATAGTCAAGTATTTCAATAGTTTCTTGTGCTGCTTTAGCTTCTGCTGCACTGTCACCCATATTATTCTTGTGCAAAGCTTCGCGCTGTTCAAATACATCTTGAGCAGCTTTAGCTTGTTCTGGTGTTAAGTCACCATCTTTAAGACCATTAACAATACAATCTTTAAATGCCATTAGATGCAGCCTTTCAATCTATTGATAGCTTTTTCGTCTTGAGCAATATCATCCATGATTTCTTTCATGGTAAGTGTTTTAGAAAATGGCATGCCTGTATTTGGATCAATATCATCTACATGAATAACAGCATTATTCATTTCCGGTGCCATTTGTATTTCTTCTTTTGTTGCAGTATCTAAAGTTTTAGTTTGCTCTACTTCACCTTTAGATCCAATGCCTTCATCAAATAAACTTAACTCTTTCTTTACATCTGGGCTGAGCGTATTTGCTTCCTTCTCAATTGCGTCAAAGCTGCTAAGTCCGCCATTTGGAACCCTTTCGTAACTGCCGTCTTCAATTGATCGCTTGACATCATCTGCGAACTGGCGGGCGTATCCTTGTAAACCTTTGCCTCCGCCTTCTTTAAATTCTCTTGCGATGCGAGTAAGGGATTCTGATATGGATCCTTGGATATTGGCGTTTGCCCTTGTGATTTCGATTGCTTTGGCATATATTTCCTCATTGGTTGCGTTGTTATTTCTATTTAAGATATTGCCAGATTCCTCAATCTTATTTGCATTCTCCATAAGATTCTTGAATACTAGCTTATCTGTCTTGAATAGTGATGTTCCAGCGTCTAATATTTTAGCACGTTCTAATAGTAAGCTTTCAGAGATAACTTCATCGCCAAATAGACTTTCCTGTGTAGACTTAACAAATCCAGTATCTTTCATTTGACGGACTATCTGTTCTGCTTGTCTTGTATTAGACGGATCTAATCGCTTAAGCATCTCAATAGCAGCAATCTGTTCTGTAGGATCTGTCATTACATTTCCAACAATAGCACCATAATGTTCTGGTATTATTTGGTTGGTAATCAATCTAAATGCATCGTCAGATAGTCTAATAAGGCCATTAGCTTGACGAACTAATGATGATGTTGGTGGCAACTTATCTAACAATGCTGGATCAATTTTAAGAACTTTAGCAGCATCTATAGCTGTTCCTGTTCCTTCTCTTATATTCTTCATAGCAGCTATAACTCTAGCTTCTTCTATAGATACCCCATCCATCTCTCTTAATGGAAATGCAATAAAGTCAATCTTTTGTGCTGGATCTGATTCTGTAATACGTTTAGCTAATGCTAATCTTTGATGCCCATCTACAATAAATGTTTCACCATTAGCTTTTTCATACACAATGCCTGTATTAGCACTAATAGGATCCCATTGAGTTACACCTTGTAATCTATCAGTAACACCTTCTGCATTACCACCAGCTTTAAATTGAAATGTTTCCGCATCTACTTTAATATCTTTAGGATTATAGAATTTAACATTTGGATTGGCGCGATCAAAATGATTAATATCTGTAATAGGATTCATTGTTGGTGTTTCTTTTGGAAGCTTATCAAAGTTTCCTGTAGCCAAAGCATCATTGACTTGATTAAGTCGTTTGTTATGTTCAATATCTCCAGCATCATCTGCAATAGGATTATATTCATTAACAAATTTATCAATGCTATCTTGTGTTTTAATAGCATTAATGTCTTTCATAGCCTCTGCTTTAGCTGCTGGATCACCACCAAATTTCTTAGTATATACATCTTGAAGTTTTTCAACTCCTTCAAGCATTGAATCTTTAGTCCAGCGATATCCTTTTTTATATGGAACTTTAAATGCACCTTCAAATGCACCAGTCAATGCAATTGTTCCAATAGCAACATCTTTCTCATGTTGTAAAAATTCTTTAAATCCATATTCTTGTCCAGTTACTTTTTCTTGCCAGTCTTTAATATCTGGATATTTAGCTGCTTCAACCCCAGTATTAACAATTGTATTTTGAAACATTCTATTAACTATAGGCCATATAACAGCTGGGCCTTTAACTTCTGGAACTGCCAATGAAAATGTATCCATTGTGGACCAATTACCACCAATATCACCTATAAACTCACCAACGCCACCAAAGAATGTTTGTCTTGCTCCAACTTCTTTTTGATCTTCTATCTTCTTTTTAGATCCTTCAATAGCTTTACCCTCAAGGATGTCATAACTTAACCCTTGAAACTCTGGTTCTGGAAAAAGACTTGGATTTTGTTTTATATAGTCAAGTGTATTATTGACGTATTTAGGATAATCTCTGTCTGCCCATGCATATTGATTACGTGAATCAGCACCAAACATATTGACTCTATCTAATGATGATACATTAGATCTATCAATAACTTTTTGTCTAATAGGAGCAAATATGTCATCAAATGCTATAGTTCTTGATGCGCTTCCTTTTGTAAATGATTCTTGTGCATCATAAGCAGCTTGCATATTTTCCAGAAAACCAGTATCTTCACCACCTAGAACTGGTGTATTTGACTTATACGGCTGTATATTAATGTCTGAATAGATAATGCTCATTAAATACGTTTCTCGCTTCTAAGCTTCTTATATAGAACATCTACGTTAATATATAAAGGTGATCCATCTTTAAGCAAGAATGGTCTATCATCAATAGTAAGCATAAAGTTATCTCTGCCAGCCGGAACTAACTTAGCATCTTTGATCTTATCAGATGAGAATTCTTTGCCATTTGTTGCAATAAGTTGGTTAGTATTTGCACGTTGCGCAAAATTGTCAGATGAAAATCTAAAGTCATTAATAGTGGCTTTGTTCATAATATCTTCAAAGTCATCTTGTGGTATTGAATTTGGAATAATAACTTTTGATTTGTTATACTTAATAACACCACCATAATACTTACCATTAGCACCCACAGATCTTCCAGATGCTTCTTGTAACTTTTCGCTATATATTGCACCATCAAATGAAGTTAATCCTTTACGCATAGCTTCTTCTGCATACAACGTATCTGCTGTTTTAACTACTGCATTATAACTTTGTGGAGCTGCATATAATGAATCACCAATGCTATCTTTAATAGAAGCTTGTTTCATAGTTGCTTCTTCTACTGGTTTAAATCCAGACTTAACAATATCTTGGCCTTTGGCTAGTCTGCGAATAATGTCATCATTAGATTGATTAGCATAAAGAACTCCCATATGAGCCATAACAGGATCTTTAGGTGCTAACTGTTCAAATACCCTAAGAGAATCATTACCAAATGATTTGGCAATGCGTCCTGTGATTGCAATTCTTTCATCTGGCTTTGCATTGTCTAATGACATCTTTAATGATTCAACTTCACCTTCATCTAAAAATGATGGCTTAACATTATTCATTGCGCCAAATTGTTTAGTAAGTTTAATTCTATTATCTACTTGTCCTTGAAATACATCATCTGGTGCAGCAAAGTTTAAAGATGTAGCTCTAAATGCATTCTGAGTTTTCATTGTAGATACAAAGTCTTTTTTAATGTTTTCATTAAATTTTTCATTAGACTTCTTAATAAATGAATATACTTGCCAATTTTCAGCGGTCATATTAGGGCCAATCTTAGCAAGCACAGAATCTTCATATACTTGTCTATCACCCATGCTCATACCATTAAGTTTGTTGAATTGATCTAGCTTAAGATTAAATGCACTTGCTGATGCTTTTGTAGCGCTGTCTGGCTTTAATGATGAACTATTATTGATAAGCCATTGAGATAATGTTGCATCTGGCTGGTATCCATTTGTAAGCATATCATTAGCTGCACTTAACTTAGATGCATATTGACGATCAAATTCTTCTGATCCGGCATTTTTAATGCGCAATTCTTTTAATACAAACTGTCTAAGATCATCTTGCTCATCAGCAGTTTTATCTTTCCAAAATGCTGTCCATTTGCCAGCCTTACCTTTTTCTAACGACTGCATAGCAGCGCCTTCATTTCCAAAAGTATTAGCCATATCTTCTGCAAACTTATTATTAATTGAATAGTCTAATTGTTTGCGTAATTGGTTATTGTATGCTTCTCTGTGAGATCCTTGTTTGAATGTAGTATCTCCATCTTGAAGTCTTGTGTCTAATAATCCTTTTATTACAATCGGATCATATTGATTAGCAAGATCACTCTCAAACATTTTAGTTTGGATCTTCATTGTATCAGCAGCCATTAAATCTATACGTTCTCTAGCTTTTTTATCAAGCTCATTTAAAGCGCTTTTATAGTATGTGTTAGCATATGACTTTAATTTAGCATCATAAGATAACCCAGTTTCTACATCTATCTGGCTTAATACATCACGCTGTGGTTGAATTACTGAATTAAGTGCTTGCTTAATATCATCTGGATTAGTTAGTTCACCATCTTTAACTCGCTTATCTACATCTTCAAAATGAGTATAAGCAATGTTAGTAAACTCTGCTGATGCTTGTTGAGCATAAACTTTCTTGAGCGTTTCATTAAATATTGTGCCGCCTTTTAAATCTTTAGCAATTGGATTACTATTGTTCTTTTGGGCATCAATAAGTTGTTCTTGAGTAACAGGATTATCAAGACTATATTTAGCCGCTGCTTCTACTGCATATTTTTTACCAATGTCAGTAGTAATATTAGTCATAGTATCTAATGCAGCACCAATACGTCTATTAGAGTTAAGTTGCTCCTGTAGATCTACTGGCTGAATATTAGGCATATCAGCATAGACTAAATTTGCTCTTTGATAACGTGGGCTGTCTGCCATAACTATTCCTTAAACTGTTTTTAAACTGCTATATAAATAAGCTGCTTTACCTACGCTAGTAAAGAAGTCTGCATAAGATCCAGACACAGCCTTGTCTGATGCTGTTGTTAGCATGCTGTCTTGTATTTGACCATATGCTGATGATGTTGCTATATTTTGCTGAATAGTTTCCATATCTTGACCAGCATATTTTGTATTAATATCCATAAGCAATGCACTTGATCCTTCAAAGCTTTTGACGCCTCCAGCATAGCCACGTGCTGCTGCTGATGCATTAGACTGGTTTAACCTTCTTAACACATCATTACCTTGCCTTGTAAGATTAAGTCTGTCATTTTGAATTTTTGCTTGTAATTGCAATTGCTGTAACTTATACATGCTTGCTTGTGTTTGACCAGCATTTAAAGAGTTAATGCCACTAAGCACTTGAGTTGCTGGAGATATAACATCCATAAATGGTTTAATAGTATTAAAAGCACTACTAATGCTACCAAAGAATGATGGTGTTGATGATACCAATAATGATGGCACAAAACTTGTTGCTGCCATAGGAGCAGCTGCTGCTGTCCCAGCCCAAAAAGCTGTAGATCCAAATGCGGTAGTTGCCGCTGATGCTGCTGCTGTTTCTGCTAATATTGGTGCTGCTGGTAATAAGAAACTCATACTATGTCCCCTGGTGAACTGCTACTTTATATTCCATACCTAATAAGGTAAACTTTAATGGTGCGCTCTGAGTGATAGTAATTTTAGCTTCATTACTATACCCTAGAATTCCGTGCAATACTTTAGTCCCTGTAAATTCTGGAACATCTGCATCTAATGTTAATGGTGTATCAAATGATCTAAATGGGACTTCAATGCCATTTACTACCATATTCTGTGTTTCTAATACCAATGCATTAACTTCAACAATACGTTTTTTAAAGCCTAAACGTGTTCCAGTTTGAATTTTTAAATCTATAGGCATTGTAGTAGCTTGAACTGTAATTGGCAATCCTACTTCATAAGAAATTGTAGATGATCTAGGAAATGTTACTGTTCCACCGGCTGCTACTGTTTGGTTAGCTTGCACAATACCATCAAGAATAACATTAACTTCTTTACCAACTAAATGGCTCATAGATACTGATGCTGCTGCACCACCAGTTTTAGCACTATCTGTTAATAATCCTTGCTCTACTTTTTCTACATAATATTGGTCTGTGCCAGATATAGTTCTTTTAATAACAGCATAAATTGTAGTAAGATCTATACCAATATCAATAAATGATCCTTCTGATGTTACAAGTTCTGATGGAGCTATAACATTTTGTGATCTCATTAATGAGTATGATGCTAATGTCCCATCACTTCCATTTACAATAAGAAGTAAATCATTTTCATCTGTATTTACTGCACGTCTTAATGCCATGCGTTTAGGTGTTTTTAATAGATGGCCAGATAATAGAGATATCTTTGATGTAACATAAGTAAGCTGTGTATCAGAATATGCAATTTCAGATAATGACTTACCTTGTCTTTGCACAAATATAACACCACCTTCAAGTTGTTGCACTCGTATGCCAGGTTTACTTCCATTACGGCTAGTAGACTGCACAAAGAATGATAATGGAGTAATAGGTTCTAGACCATTTTGTGGCACATAGAACTCACCACCAGTTGTAAAGATAGTAAGATCTCGTCCAGAAATAATATCTGTAATGGCATTGAACGTATTAGTATCTAACGTAGCTTCTAAAGCATCGTCATCTAGCCCTTCTGTTGGTTCAAATTGGAAAAATAACCCTACAACAGATCCCCATATAGTAGATGGCCTTGACTTAGATCCTCCAAAATATAAACGACCTTGATGGAAAGATACTGTTCTTGGCCATCCTTTTGTTGATGACCAAACACTTTCATATCCAGATTCAATTTCCCAATTTCCAGTAGCAACAGCGGTAGTATCAAAGAATGGAAATTCTGTTACTACATTAACTTCTGTGCCAGATAAATATTGGATTATTTTTGCACGACCTTGTGGCGTAATATTAATATATTGACCTACTGATGCAGCAGAAAATGGAGTTCCAGTAGATGCTGTAACTTTAATTTTTCCAGATATGGCTGATGGTGTTAATGTTCCAGCTGGATTACTATATGCTAATGTAAATGCATATTTAGGAATACTATCAAAAGTTAATGCTGATGCAGTCCACAATGAATCAGATGCGCCACGAACAATCTTAACTGGATTAATATCTTCATGCGTAATTATTAATGTATCAGCAGATTGAGTCCAACACATTTCATTTAATCTAGCTGATGTTAAACTAACGCCAGATGTAGATAGATATGAATTTCCTGTGCCATTAATATTGGTAATTAATGCACCATTTTTATATATATATGCACGATTATGCGTAAAGCAAAGCATATAACTATCTGATGTTGAAAATTCAAATGCAACTAGACGAACACCATTAGCAGCAGAATCTGTGCTAGTGTTTGGAAGTGAGTTAATATAGCGAGTGCCAGATCTACGTGTGATTCCACCTTGTGGCTGACAGAATACATTTTGAGCTGTTTCTAATGCATTCTCGTAAGACTTTAAATCAATACGCGCTCTTAATAGTGGATCTAGTTCGCCTGTAGTGAAGTTTGTTTGGACTGTAACAAAACGAGCCATTAATACCTCACATTAATCAATGAGAAGTCTTGTATAGCATTTATGGGTTGTCCTTGGCCATCAATATTCATAGCTTGACGCATATAACCACCACGTCCATTTTCGCCTGGTGATCCTATAGCTACACCTTGCCAATATTGAGCTTTATCTACTTGGTCTGTAATAGGCACACATATATGCCATGCCAATAGATATTTAAGTAATTGAATGAAATATACAGGCATATTAGGCTCTGTAACAGAGTATTGATAATCTACCCATACTTCTTCGTAATTAGTTAGAATCTTATCACCCATGATTCTATAATCATTTCTTGGATGAGATCCTACTTCATTAGCATCATAGACTGCTCTTGGTGAGCCTAATCTATCTGATGGTAATTGATATTCGTATGTATATTCGGTAACCGGTGTAGTGACCAGTCTAGCACATTGAACTTTTTTAAATGAGAATGACCATGGATAAATCATTAATGCTTGATCTCTTATATCGTAATATAAACGATCGCAAGTAGATGACTCATCAGTGCCTTCTGTGAATGAAGAAATAGGCTTTGCGCCTAATAATATTAGTGCATCAGAACAAACTGATAATGCTGAATCTCCAGCTGCCATACTCTATCTCCAGATGTGAGAATAAGGTGAGTGCCAAAACACCCACCTTACCCAAGTTACTTACTACGATACAGTTTTTTAGTCTGTATTTGTTACTGTTAATGCTGTTGTATCAGATACATCTACAACTCCAGCAGCTGAAACAGACATTACAACGTGCTGACCAGCTGTTGAAACTGAACCAGAAGAAGTAGTTACGCGCCAAATAATGTCGCCTACCTTTACTAGTGAAGCTACTGTATTGAAATAACCTGATGTATCAACTGTTGCAGCAGAATCAGTAGTGGTATAACTCCAAACTTGTGGAGCATTACCAGCTTTTGATTGTCCGCCAATAGGTTGAAACGCTGTGCTTGAAAATGCCATAATATTTTCTCCTTAGATTAAGTTTCACGGCAAGTGAGTTGAACGATACCCTCAGCATCAATTGTTGTTGCTGTAGCAGAGAAAATTGCATTCACAAGGAATGATGTTTTTTCTGGAACATAATTGATTTCTGTGCGAGGAGCTATGCCTTCTGCGTAACCAACAGCATCTTTATGGAACGCGAACATTGTTCTGTCTAAAGAGCCATCAATTGCTAAACCACCTTCTGAACGATCACCCAATACATGGAATGTGAAACCTAAGAATGTATTGATTTCGCCAGCTACAAGTGCTTTAACTGTATTAAAGTCAGAAGAAGTTACTGCTGTTTCTGAAAGTAATGAAGCCAAGCCATTGCCATGTAAAACAATATGGCGATCCATTGGTGGAACATTGTTTTTGTCTAATAGACGTTTAGCTTCACGTAGTTTAGCTACGTTAAGGTTAGAGTCTGTAGTGCCAATGTCGTTAGACACTGTTAATGATGTTGATGAAGCAGCAAGTGCATCAAGAATCATTTGGTCTTGACGTCTACCAATAGCGTTAGCTACTAATTGCACTAACTCTTGTCTTTCGTCAAAGTTTACTTTTTGTTGCATAAAAATGTCAGAATATTCTGCTGCATTCCAATCTGCAAGCGTAGCAGTTACTTGTGACCATGTTGCATTTAATGGTGTTACGTCTGTTTGTGGGATTCTTAAAGTAGCAACACCTTTGCCTACTTTAGGAAATTTTACTACTGAGCCTTCAACACCGCGTCTTTGTCTAACAGCACCAACTAATTCTGCCTTACCTTGGTAAGCCTGTTTAACTTCGGCATCAAAGAGCGTTACAAAAGCATTAGATAATCCAATAGCCATGTTATTCTCCTAGAATTGATAAAAATAAAGTTTATCGCTTTGGTTAGCCAGATAAAGCCTGGGCCAGTGCTTGCTATTTACGATAGCCAAACGACAAGACAACTTGTGTGAAGGGTTGCGAATGCAATGAGCCTTGAGCAGTTTTTAACAGATTTTTAAGTGTTTGGCAAGTGTTTTATGCAAAAAAAAGCCCACAATTAAGTGGGCCTAGTTTATTACATAGATTAACTTCCAAAGGAAGATTGAAACATTTTCTCTACTTTAGCCCTGTAAGCTGGGTCTGTTTTGTATTTTGGATCTCCTACCATAGCATATAACTCTGTTTTAGATGGCGCTCCATCTGCTGGTGCGCTTTCTGTTGGAACTCTACCTTCATAAGCAGCTCTAATCTTTTCTAAAGCAGATATCCCTTTAGCAGTTCCACCCATAACTTTAAATTCTTCAAAGTCATCTTTACCCCATACGCCTTTATGAACAAGGCTAGTTCCCCATTGAACAACGCTTTTAATACGAGCATCTGCATTAGGCCCTAGTGATTTACGTTCTTGCTCTAAGTTTACTGTTGCTGTTTGAGATGAGTTGGCATTCATTTCAACTACCTTTGAAACTAAAGCATCTAAAGCTACTTGACTTACGCCATACTCTTTAGCCCATGATACTACATGGCTTTTGACTGGATCTGTATCTGGAGTTCCTCCAAATGCAGCCAAATCATAGTTTCCATCTGCTGGAGCTTTATGTTTGCCTTGTGAAATTTGCTTACGAAGATCTGTCCACGATTTTGCAATCGCTTCTAAATCTGGTTCTGCATCATCTTTTTTCCAGAAATTTTCTGGCCACCAATCTGGTCTTTCTAATGGGCCATCATCTTCTGGTTTATCAAGATGTGATATGTCTGTTTTTGTTGAGTCTGCTTCTGCCGCTGGTTCTACATTTACATTATCGAGTAGGCCAGTGTCTTGAGAAGATTCCTCAGAGCTACTAGGCTCGATTACGTCGTCTGTCATTTTATTTTCCTTGCGCGAATTAACCTTGCTTCTAAATCTCTGACTATACTATTCTGACCTTCTCGGTAGTAAGCATAACTAGAATCGCTACCAGGCAAGGCAACTGGTTGCTCTAAAACAGATTGGCGTAACCAATCCATCAATTTATTTCCATCTTCATCACCTAATACACGTAATGCTAGTCTGTCTAGATCTTCTCTAGCTTGACTAACATCTCTAACATCAAGCGGTAATGCTTGTTCTAAATCTTCCCATCCAGCCATTACATACCACCTTGCTGTTTCATAGCACCTTTAACCATCTCTGGCACTGCTTCTGGTGCTGCTTGAGCTGCCATAGCAGCCATTTGCATTTGTTGTTGTTGAATAAGCATACGTTCTTCTGCTGTATTTAGAATGCGTTGTGGCACTCCAAGCTTATCTGCTATAAACTCCATCATAGCATCAATCTTAATAATTGACTGAGCTTGTGGTCCAGCACCTTGAACTATTTGTGCATACTGCAATACATTCTGCACTTCTTCCATAGCTTGAGCTTGTGCTAATGGTGCTACTGCTGATACTTTAATTTCAAGACCATTAACTTTAAGTGGTAAGTTAATCATGCCACGATCATCCATAACACCTAATATTTTGGTAACTAATGGAATCATTGTTTCATTGATTAAACGACCAAATGCTGATCCTAGATTTTGTGATAATTCTTTCATGCGCTCTACAACTTCTGTAGCTGATCGAGCTGACATGTTATCTGGTGGTAATGACTCATCAAGCAAAATACGTTTAATGCTCATACGTAAGTCATTCATAATGATTTGAGATACGTTAAAGTCACCAGCACGTGGTAATGGCTTTAATGATTCGCCTTGTGGGCCACCATTACGTGCTACAGGAATAATAGCACCTGGAATAATTTTAACTGTATTAGGATTCAATACACCATCATCTGCTGCTGTATAAACACCAGCAATAGCTAATGAAGCATTTTTTAACACTAACTCTAATGTCTTATTAAGAGTTTTAATATCTGGCAATGCAGTAATTAATGGACCACGGCCATAAATTTCACCAGCTACTTTAGCGTAACGAGATACAATCCATGGACTTCTAGTCATACGTCTATAGACTAACTCTGTTTTAGATTCCTTATGAATAACGTGATAACAGAAATCACCACGTTTTTGATCTAAAATAGTAGCCTCAATAAAGTCTAAATCGTCTGTTGGCTTTTGATCTATTTTTCTTTGTAGATCTTCTGGGATATTTGCATCTGGCCATTGACGCATAATAGACTCGCCTTTAATGCGCATACGTCTATATACATTGTCTACTTGACCATTAGCACCTTCTTCAAATGATACTAAGAATTGTGGCACAGGAATAAAGTTAATTGGATTAATATCATCACCAGGTTGCACCATCATTACAGCAGTGCCTACTGATAGATCAAGTAAGAACTCACCAATAGCAATATCAAAGTTTGATTGCTTTAGTGCAGCAAACATTTTATCTGCATAAACATCTAATGATGCTTGAGCTTGTGCTTTACGTTCTTGTGGAATATCTGTGCCTGGCTCTAATCTGCACCATTTACGTTGTGGTGGGAATATGCCAGATTGCATACGATTAGCAAATCGTTGTGTAGAGTTAATAGCAGTAGCATCAAATACACGATTCATTTTCTTTTGGCCAGATGTTTTACCATCATAATAGCCGTCATAAAGATTACGTTGTGGTAACGCAAACTCATAACATTCTTCGTATAAAGATCTAAAATCTTCTTTTTTTGTTAGAGCTTTTTCATGTCTTTTTAAAACATCATCAGCAGATAATCTCATCATTTCAGCCATATTAATCCCTATGATTTCTTATTTTTATTTGCAAAGTTTGTTGCTGCTTCTTTACTACCAAATCCCCAAGCCTTTAATGCTAACTTTAATCTAGTAGGCTTTCCATTCTTATCTACTAACGGACCATTCATTCCACCAAATCTAGCAGCAAAAGATACGCGTCTAGGATTAGTTCCATTTTTTACTGGAGATTGTAAATTACCACCTTCTTTTTTTTCAAAGTATTTTCTACCAGCTTCATTTAATCCACCTTTAGGATTCTGATGTTTCTTTAAAGTCATTATTCATACCACTCTAAAAATAATTCAGCCATTTGAGAAGCCCCACTCACATTAGTTAATCTAAATAAATATGTCGTTAATGGATTTAATACTATTTCTAAAGCACTAGATCCAGCGCCACCAGATTTTTTACCAGATCCACCAGCAATAATTTCTGCATCTATTTCAGTTCCAGTTACTGTTACAGTTGGATTAATCAATATTGCTGATTGACTTGTTGTTGCACTTGTTCTATTTCTTTTAATTGCTGTAAATGATGTTCCTCCAGATACAGTTGCATCTTCATACATGTAAAGTTCAGCATCTCCACCACAACTTGCATCAACTAATACATGTGCATATACGCCACTAGCCCATGCAACTGCTATATTACAACTTGCTCCATTTGCTAATTTTGTTGCACCTGGATATATTCTGTATGCTTTAAAAGCTCTACCTTCATGCAAGCGTAGATGATTAATATCTAAAATAGGAAATGGTCTATCAGATCCAGCAATATAACTTATGCCATCTTTATCTACATAAGCTGGATTAACATGCCTAGATTTTGTAGTGTCTGATTCTCTAGATATATTAATAGCCATTAGTCTTGCTCGCTATTATCACGCATCTCAAGTTCTTTATCTACTTTTTCATAACGTGCATCATCCATTGGACCACCAGCTAACCATGCATCGCATGTTCTAGCAGCTGCGCACTTAAAAGAAAATAATTCGCAAAAGCCTAAATCAGCCGATGCAATCATTTCTTCATCGTATCCACCTTCCATATCAGCAGATTTTTCTAATCCTTGTTTAATACATTCAAGCATTGCAGTTGTTTGAATAAAAGCCGAGCAATTTCCACATCTTAAAGTTTTAGCTTCTTCTTCTGTATTGTTATACATAATAGCCTTTTTAAGCCAGAAAACTTTATTAGGTTCTTCTGGATTAGCTGGGCCATAACCATAATGTTCAAATGCATAATTGCGGTTCTTTAAATTAACCTCAATATCATGCGTAGGAAGTGGACATGATCTATTTTCCATATTATTTCTTCTTAGGTTTCATTGCTGTTTTAGCAGATTTAATAAATGCAGCATTAGTAGGAGCGCCAGGCGAGCCAGGTTTGCGCATCTTTTCTTTAGAGCCAGCTTCAATGCGTTCACGCTTGGCATGAATGTTTGCATATAATCCAGCTTTCATTTTTTCTTAGCCATTCCAGCTTCACTCATTGCAATAGCAACGGCTTGCTTTTGTGATTTAACTACTGACCCACCTTTGCCAGAATGAAGTGTTCCAGATTTCCATTCCTTCATTACTTTTTTAACTTTGGCTTGCATTTTATCTTGTTTCATTAAACACCTTCCCCAGTGCCTAAAGTTGCATCAGATCCTAATGCATCTGGAGTAGCAACTGACGAAATTAATGATGATCGTCTTTGGCGCGCACGTTTAGCTGCTGCTGATTCTGCTGCCATATTACGTTCTGGTGCTAAATCTTTTGGTGGTGGTGGTGGTGCTGGTGGTGGTGATGATGGTCCGCCCATAATTACATTCCTCCTGTTGGTGGGGTTTCAGTTCCTAGCGTTTCAATGCCGGTTTCTGGATTAAGTCTTGCTTCTGAAAGTAGCACACGTGATCCAGTTGCTGCTCTTGATCTACGTCTACCAGCCATTTGTTCTTCTAAATTGCGTCTATCTTCTAATGCTTTTGCTTCTGCATCTGCCATCTGCTTACGTTGCATAGCCAAACTTTCTTCGGCAGCAGAAGTGTCTGGCGCTCCGCCAAATAGTCCACCCATTATAATCTCCTAAATAAAGTAAAATCTTCCTGTGCCGGACTATACTTAGCCATAATGCCCTCTGGCTCAAACTTTAACGCTAGAGCAAAGCGCATAGCAACATTATCAGATGTTTTAACAGATATTTGCAATCTGTGCAAGTTAAATGTTATCCAACAGATATCGAAAAAGGCTTTTGACGCGCGAATCATGGTCATTGGATATCGCTTAGATTGCTCTGACAGCAAAGACCATACTTCTGCCACTCCATTCCATAGTAATCCACATCCAAATATTGCTACTGGCTTACCATAAAGAAATGCTGTAATGACTGGACCACGTGTTGCTTGTCCAGCAATTTGAGCTTTAAATCCTTCTAGCCCGAAAGATTGTATATATTCATCAAGATTATCTAATTCATCTAAATGATCTACGTGAAATGGTAAAAAGTATGAACCTTTTACGTGTGGTAAGTTTTCTAATACTTCTGGGTTAATCGAATATGTTGAAGTCATTACTTGCTACAGTTTGTGCAATTATAGTTGATGCTGATAATGGACTCTTGGTTAGTCGTTTATGTTCTCCTCCGCCAAGAAGTAAGTATCCAAATGCATCACCTACGTGAGAGTGTTCGTTTTTGTTTGGTGCATCTTTAAATCGTTCTTGTCCAGCACCTACTGCTACACGTTTGAAATGATAGCCGCCCGCTAATGACTTACGTATCATCTTGCATTTAGTTGCAATCATAAGTCCAGGCTTGCCCATAATAAGTCTTTGCATAGGTGCAGCTGCTGCTTCTCGTCTTACTTTAAAATCATTAGATGGTGTAGGTTGCGCTCTTAATCCCAATGTGCGTAAGTAATCAAATGCGGTCACTTCGTAAATAGCATCTCGTTGCATACCCGCTGGATCTCCCCACATTAGCATTTGTGCTTTAGGGTATCTAGCATTAAGCTCTGCTAATAACTGCTGACCAAATCTTTCTAGTCCCATATCAAATGTAACAATCTCATCTAAGATAATCCATCGTCCATTGTTTAATCTTTGTCCAACAACTGCGGCTGGAGTCAAACCAAAGTCTAAACCAACTTGTAATGGTAACTCTGGGTCGTATTCAACTTCACCACTCATGGCACTGTCATCATACTCTGGCCATACGGGTCTACCTTCTTGAACGTATGTATATTTACCTTCTGCGTAACATTTAATCCAATCTAAATTCTTACCGCCAAGCATTTGCATATAGTATCCGGCTGGTAGATTTCCTACGTTTTCTGCTTTGTTATTTATTTTCCACCAACGGCCGCCAGAAAATATATGATCGTTAGCTTCTGGATTCTCTGGTAGATCACCGGGTGATACTTCTATAACACCGCCAGGTTGTTTAAAGAATTGCCATGCATACTTGCCATTAAGTTTATCCTTCTCAGCTAATCGATACCACCAGTGGTCATCATCCATTGGATTAGTATCCATCCACACGCCATGCCAAGTAGGTCCTCCATCACGTTGAGTCGGATATCTACCCACACGATGCGTAAGTCCGTCAATAACTGCTTTAGGAAGTTCACGAGCTTCATTTACCCACGCTCCAGTCAATTCAAGTGATAAAAGTTTTCTTACGTCTTTAGGTTGATCTAATGCTAAAAATATAACTTCGCAATCAATACCCGCTGCTTCACCACGAGATGGCAAACGGATATGATGAGTAATAGGGGGAGTGTATAACATTGGTCCAAAAGTATTCTCTGGAAATAAATCTTGCCATGTTTTAATCGTTGTTGTTTTTAATTCTGGATATGAGTTACGAACAATGACAAATCGTGTATAACGAATACCATCTACTGGAGATGGCTTTTGTCTTACTGCTCGCATCATAATCTCTGCGGCACATGCATAGGATTTACCAGAGCCAACAGGACCCATCAGTCCACGCACGAATGCATCTGACTGTAAGAAGTTCCATGTTGTTGGTGCGGTGCTAAAATCTAAATCAATCCCAGGGCCGTGAATGGCTTTCTGAGATGTTTCTTTTTTATTAGCCATCTATATCTTTAATCTCAAGCATCAATAACTGATTAAGAACGTTAAGTTGTGCTTGAAGTGCATCAATGATTTGCAGTGCTTCCGTTTGGTAAATGTTATTTAATGCATAAGCATCTCGTAACTTTTGAATACGTTGCTCTAAATCACTCATTACCTTTCTCCTCTAGTTGTAAACGATTTGCTACTAACATTGCATAGCCCGCAATGTCAATCCAATTATCATGGTGATGCGGATCACCAATAATTATTCTAGCCATTTTTGTTACAATCATATCTAAAGATTCTTGCATATCTGGATCCATTGATTTCCATGATCCAAAATCCCTTATATAAGATTTTATATCTTGGATAAGCATAGCTTTACCTAGATAACTACCATGAGTAATTTGTCTTTCACTCAGAAGTTGGTTGATCTGATCCTGTTGTTTCTGTTGCTTCTGTTGTTTCGCCATGATCTATAATCTCTGGTGCGCGTATGTTAATACCTAATACGCTTGGTTTATCTGATTCTTCCGGATTATCTAACAAACCAGAAGCTTTGGCAAGTATACGTAATACACCAACTTTATCCCACAATTCTATATCAAGAGTTGTGTAGCTATTACCCTCTTTATCCGTCTTAGTATTAGACTTAATGCTCTTAATAGCTTGCAAGGCGTGTTCCGGTATATCCTTGCTCGGTTTAACTTTAATATTGCCTTGGTCGTCCCACTCCATAACATCAGTAAGCTTTGTATTCGCCAAACATAAAAGAGAATAGCTAACAGCCTCACGATTCTGCTGTAACGTAGTCGAGCGCTCAAGCTTCTTTTGAAGGCTACGGACACCACCATAGCCAGCAAGTGAAGGAATGGGCTTTTTGGTTTTGACTTCATCTGTCATTAGAATGGTAAGTCGTCTGGTAAGTCATCAAATGTAGGTTGCACTGCATTAACTGGCGCAGCTCTTGCTACTTTTGGTTTAATGCTTACTTGACGATATGGTGTGCCACTATGTTGGCCCACTGCTTCTTTAACATTAAGATAATATAAATTGCCATCAAGGTCTGCAAATTCACCAGTCCACTCTGGATGCCAATCTTCTGTTTTCTTTTCATTCTTAAACGCAACGCCTGTTCCTGGTTTTCTTGGTTTTTGTTCCGCCATGCTAATCTCCTATTTAACTGCTGCGCCTTTAACTCTTTTTTCTAGACACCTAGCGCAGATCCAGCGTCTGTTTGTTTTCTTCGGTGATACCTTCCACATGCCACCATCACTTTTAACATGGGCGTAACATGTAGAACAAAATCTGTGGCCAAACTCTCCAACGGGTGCTTCTTCAAAAGTAACTTCTGGTTTAGATTTCACTAATCACCACCATTGTTTTACCGCCTACACATGGCTCAACTCTGTTAATAGATAACTGATCTATCTGTGAGTCATCGTCATATACACCGGCTGCCATCATAGCATCTAAAATAGCCTTTAAACAATTGTCCAAATCAAATCTTCGCTTGCTACGTGGATGAATATTAATATACACATTAAGACGACTATCACCAAATGATGACACTTTATCGCGCATACAAATTGCCTGGACTGCTGTTTTAAAAAGCATGCCCTCTTTCGATATAAATCTTCTTTTGCCATTTGCTCTCCAGTAGGTATTAACTGATGGTGGGTATGGAAGTTCTAATATCATGCGCTTAGCTTATTTAATCTCTCATTGATGTCATTTAAACTATCAGATAGGTATTGATTAATAAGTTGGTTAATAATAACTGCCTTGTGTCTTTTGAGTTGCTTTGATGCTTTATCTAATAACTCTACACTCTCTGGTGTTAGTCTTACTAGGAATGGTTTTAATTCGCTACTCATACATTCTCCTTATACTTGGTTATTTGTTGGACTAACTTCTTTTTATCTTTTGCCTGTGGTTTCTTAGTTCTTAAAAATTCTGGCAATATACAATCAATAGCTTTATATGCTTTTAGATTAGGTGGGTCATCACGCCATTTAGGTGACTTGAATACTGCTGAACCTTTATCGGTAATAACTTCTGCTTTGTATTCACATGGGCCAAACACTTTAAACATGTCATGCATCCATTCTTTAGCAGTGTTATATTTCATACGCATAATATATATCACTAAGATATCTATGTCAATAGCATCCTTACCTTGACTTAAAATTATTTATCGCTTATATTACTGATACGGGGCTATGACCCAGCCCTCCTAAATGTAGTAGCTGACAGATAGGGATAACCGTGTTGAATCGGTGGATTCTCCTTAACAGTTGCTCTCGGATGAGATCAAGTAACAGTATCGGGGATCAGACCACTGGGGATGTGAAGTAGTGCATTACATCTAGACTAGATAAACGAGAAGCTACAACCTTAATGGTTAGTAAGATAATTTAAACAATACTGTTTATTATCGGGTTTGGTCCTATTGTTGCACGAACTATACTCAATGTTAATCTATATTACCTACAAGTCTTTAGATATAATCCTATTTGGTTTCTATTTAGTCTATATATTTATAAATGGAATCGTTAGGTAGGTTTGTTTCTGCCAAGACATACCATCTTAAAGACGTCCTTTGTTGTTATTCCTTAATTTCCAGCAAAAAATTGTGTGACATACCCCTCATAAAAGCGGTGGGGGTGGGGGGGAAAAGGTCACTTTCTGGCTAT